AGTATCTGGCTGACCAATTAGCTTAGTGTGCGCCCAGAACTCATTTGTCGGATTATAGTCTAGGTAAATCTGATTCTTTGTCCTTATAGCTAACTGCCAATATATCTGGTAGCTTATGCCATTAGCCTCATTCACAAAAAGATAGTCACGCTTACCATTCTTAGCTGACTGCTCATTCTCGAATGATACAAACTCTATAAGCGATCCGTTCTTAAAGTAGATTATCCGTTCAGTCTTATTCCAGAATTTTAACTGAGATTGTAAGTATACGTTATCGGCATAGATATTTTCAGCATCCCGGTAAGCACCTTTTCTGAGGTTAGGCAATGATTCACCGGCTACTGTTATAACTGATCTCTGCTCTGTTACTGCTCTATAGAATAGCAGTTGCATGATTGAGTAGGTCTTGCTTGAAGATGTCCCGCCCTGATTTATTAAAACCTTTTCCTTGTAATTATAATTCTTATAAAAGACAGGTGAGCATTTAAACATCCTCTATATCATTTTCATTGTTAGCTATTGGTGGTGCAGTATTGTAGATGACAGGTGCCGGAATGCTAAGCAGTAAATCGCCATCTACTGATAGCTCCTGTCTAGGTTTGGACCATCTGTATTCAAAGAATAGTTTTATAAATTCATACCTGCCTTGATTTACGCCCTCTTGCAAAGCTTGTAAGGCTACATCATCCATTGGCGATAATCTCTCTATCAAAGCTAGTTCACTAGCCTTAGTCGGTCTCCCTTGACCTGCACGGATGCCTCCACGACCATTTGCCATACTGATTTGTTTTTATTTGTTTAAACAAAGGTATAAAATATATTTTTATGTATAATTATTTACTTATTTACTGCTTTCTATTTAACATAATGTAAGGATTTTACCCTTTTTTTTGCTATTTTTTGGTCCTAACCTTACTACTTTTAGCAAAAGGTAGTAGGGTTGAATTTTTAAAAAGTGCCTTTAAACGTATTTAAACACAATAGGTAGTAAGGTAGTAACTAGAAATATGTTTTTCCTATAGTACCTAAATATATATGTACTGTATATAATATCACTTCATATATTTATATAAATATAGTTACTACCTTACTACCTTACTACTTTTATGGCTTTAAGTGTATTTAAACAAAGATAGTAAGGTTGTTTAATAAAATCCTATACCTTACTACCTTACTACCTTAAAAAACATCGTTCTGATAGCTTGTATTTTGCACCTGATGAGTGTTTATGGTAGTGACCTCCCAGACATAGACCGGGATGTTATTTACCTTTTTCATACGCCTATTAAAGCCAATAGACTTCATTCTAAGACCTATCATGACTGGCGATAGTGTAATCTGGGACCTAACTTTAATGTAGCTTAGAATCTCAGTAGAAGAGAAAAACTCAGATTGATTAGCATTTATAGGAATCTCAAAATACTTTAATATCATGTCTTCCTCCTGAGATACTGCCTTAAATTCATCGGTACTGTCATTTAGTATCTGTATGTCATCGCCTGATAAATTATGGTTATATCCAGAGTTATAGAGATGATACATTTCCATAAATAAAGCCTTTTTATCTATTGAATTATAAAGTTCATGATCTATACTCAATACCTTGACTGGCAGTATGCGTCTATTGCCCGTAGGATCGCTTAAAAGTCCCTCTATGTTTGTAGTACCGCAAAGCATAGCCAATCGGTTTAAATCGACTGAAACAACGCCATACGGCTCACGTATTGAAAATGTCTGGCTAGATGTTAAGCGGTTAAGCATCTTGGCTTCTGCTTTAGATTTACCGCCCATTTCGTCATCCATAATGATTAGCTTCTTAGTCATTAGAATATCAGAATCTTTACCCTGATCTAGCTTATCTTCAGCATAATAAGACTTTAGTTCTTTAGGTAGTAAACGCCTAAACCATTCTGTTTTACCGGTGTTCTGCCCTCCAACCAATACCAGGACCAAAGGTGAATGTTTGCCATTTATTGACGCCATTAACGATGTTAGCCATTTCTTAATAAATAAATCATGATTTTGAGTATCAGTTGTAATTGTGTTTATAAGTTTATCAATATTTCCAGTTCCTTTAATTTTAATATTTGTAAGCAAGAAAACATGAAACGGATTATAGGTTTTAGTAAAATCTGAGAATATTACGCTTTTTACAAGTTCTTTGTTTGCTTTATCTATAAAGGTTTTGCAGTTTATAAAGATTGAGTTTAAATCAATATCGCTTATAGGCTTACAATCAATCTCAATATTTCGGCTTATTTCATTGCGTTTCATATTGTAATTTTTGCTAATAAATAGCTTTAGCCTGTTTATAATGTTCTTTTCGTCTATTGCTTCAACCTTAATATTTTCTTTTTTAGCTAGATTATATATAAAATCAATCGGTACTGTCGGATCTTTTTTGGTCCGCAATAAATGAGAATACTTCTGCTCTGTTTTATTCTGGTTATACTCAGGATTTAAAGAACTCAAAGCATGAAAATAAGACCTACCATTTTCGCCAAACTTACCTGCTAAAGCAAATCCAATATTTATCCAGTCGCCATAATCAGAGGTTACATCTATTTTTTGATCTATGATATTTTTAATAACATTAGTAAATTCTGACTCAACAAATACATAGCTTGTAGGCTCTTTTTTATCTTTTGCATAGGCTTTGACTTGCACTTCTATTGCATCCTTGTTAATGTATAAATCAGGATCATAGCTAACAAACCTTGCCCGGCTTACATCTTTGCATTTTTCGTCTACTTCTATAATGTTGTACTTTGTGTAAAGATATTTGCTCAGATAGTTAAAACTCTCTAAATGTAGTTTAGGATTGACTTTGGCTATTGCACAAAGACCAGAACCACCGCAGGATACAAAGGTTGCATAGAAATTATTATCGCAGCATATTTGCTCACGTACAAAATTTATGTCTTTTAATCCATCTATATCAATAGCAATAAAACCAGAGTGCTGAGTTAATAGGCTAGAGTTACGCTCTTTAAATAATCCAGAAATAGTAACATAAGGCAATGCTTTTTTACTCTCTGGCGTCTTTTCGTTTCGATATTTTAAGACCTGATCTTGCCAAAAACCATCTTTAATCTTTTCTAAAAAATCAGAGAATGTCAAACTCATACCTTTTTTGGTATGTGCTATATTGTTAAAATACGATATGTTTGGATCTGTCATGATTTGCGTATATGAGCATCAATGGCAGTTTTGAGTTTAGCATTAAGACCAGGTGCCTGAGATAGCCAGATAAGGTAGTTTAATTCATCATCTGATTGAAGCGTAGATAATTCCCGGTCTTTGTATTTGCCAAAATATAAAGTAATTGGTTTGCCCTGTGGTAGATGTTTAATGTAGCTTCCGCATCCATTACAGTAAGCGCTTTTGTGTGGTCCAGATTGTTGTTCGTTATAGTCGCCAACAAGTCCGCATTTTTGACAAGAAATGTCCATAATTTGAGAAAATCTGGAAGCATTAGGGATGCTACTCAGATATATAATTAATAATATCCATGTGTATAAGTCCCTAATCAAATACAATGGGATTAAATTCTAAGGCTAATATAACAAATAATTTTCAAATAAATCAATTGCCCCATCCATTCCCTCTGAAAATTCAACTTTCCATGCATTATCTCTTAAAAACTCATGCATTTTGCCCTGCTCTTGCACGTGCTTTGAATTAGACAGGCTACCATCTTTAAGATACAAGCCAGAGTTTAGTCGTTTCATTTCAAGCATAAGTCCGCAAAATCGACCACGCTTTAAATAGATTGTAATGTCTGGGAAACCTCTAAAAGGATCTATAATTGACTTAATATTCTGCATGGCAGGTGTCAGCTTCCCGGCTGATTGAATGTCTGATCTAAAGCGCACCTCTGGATATTGCATTTTTAACCACTTACAGAACGCCAGTTGCTCTTGCCATTCAGTACGTACAGTTGTTGGTTTTACAACTTTTGCAGTTTTAGATGATTTATATTGGTTCATTAAATCGTATTTGTTATAAATCATAATTATTTAATTTTTCCACAAAAGTTAAAAAGCATTGTTTCAACCTTTATGCCTTTTTTTATTATTCGATTATTAGATAATTTAAGATCATTGTTTAAAAGCTCATATTTTTTGCCAAAAAATCCAAATATATCTCTATCTTTTTCGCACTTTATAGTACCAATAAACTTATTATTTATATAATACTCTTTAAAAAAACCAAATGTGTTAAACATATTTTTTATACTTTTCATCAATAATCATTGGTGTTGTATTAATCCATTTAATTGCATGGTGTATACGTTTATTATTTGCATTCATTACACTAATTTTAACAGAGGAAGGATTATACATAACAGAAAAAAAAGACTTAACATAAGTACCATTATCTCTATAAACTTCTGTTAAACCACTTTTAGTTTTTTGCGTATCCTTTTGGTCTAATTGAATAAATGGGAATGTACAAAAAATATGACCTTTGCTTCCTAAATTAACATAAGTAGTAACGTCTTCATTTAATCTACCCATAAATTCAAATGGTCTATCTGTTGAACAAAAAAATGAGTTCATTGATTTTCTTCTAAATTTGTCATTAAAACCACCAATATGATCGCCACCTTGTGAAAATGCTATTGTTTTAATATTTGTAGCTTTATAAAAATTAATCATTTTATCAAATACAAAATTTAATCTTTTTTTAATAACTCTTGAGCCTGTATCGTATCGATAACTTAAACAATAATAGTCATCACACATTAAACAAAAATATTTAATTCTATTGTCTTTAGCAAGTTTAAAAATAGTATTTGCTGAATACATTGTACTTCTTAAATCCCCACTATTATCACCACTATCATATTTTTTTGAAACTTCTTTTTTATCAAAAATCAATAACTCATTACCATATTTTTTTTTATATTGATCTATTGTTGTATCAGTATTATCACCGACAAGAAATATTTTTCCTGTATAGCCACATCTTCTTAATGTGTCATAAGTCCAATTTTTATCAGGTCTACCATAAACCATAATAAACACAGCAAAATTTTTATTTTCCATATTGTTTAATTAAGTATTTAGTATCACATTCAAAACATTGTTGACAGCTTTTTATTTTAAAAGTCATTCCGGAACGTTCTCTATAATCTAATCTTGTTGCATCC